AGGCGGTCAATTAGCAATAAGACCAACAACATCAAGTCAATTGGCAACAAGACCAACATCAACTTCAACAATTACTAAACCACAAAAACCTGTTGAAGTTAAAGATGTAACTAATCAAAGAAGGGCAGCCGCCGATATTAAAGCAAGAAGAGCAGCTGCTGGAACTGGACCAAGTGGAAAATCAATTGTAACTCCTCCACCAGCGTCTTCTGGAGCAAAACAGTTACCTGCAGGTACTTCTGGAGGAAAACCACCTTCTGGACCAAAAATCAAAGTACCATCAGGACTTGCAAAAGCAGGCAAAGTTGCTGGTAAAATTCTTGGACCTGCTGCCGCTGCACTTGACGTTGCAGATGAAAAGGCAAAAGGATCTGGGTGGGCAAGATCGCTCGCTAAGGGTGCTGCAGTCGCTGCTGGTGGTGCTTTAGGTGGTGCTGCAGGTAGTATTGCTGGTCCAGTTGGATCAATTGGTGGAGCAACAGTAGGATCGATGGCAGCATCTAAAGCATTTGATGTTGCTGCTGGTGCTAATGCTAAAGAAAGAAAAGCGATGGCAACAGCAAATCGTCAAAAGCAATCGGGAACTGCTATTAAAGGTATTGGTGGTCCTACCAGTTTTGACACCAAAAAGAATACAATGACTACTGGTTCTGGATCACAAAGAAAAACAGTTGCTCTTGCCAAAACTGGTGTTGTTCAGCGTGGTGGACAATCTGTTGCAGGTAATCTTGCATATAAGGGTGGTAAAGCAGTCTATAAAGCAGGTCCAAGTGCTCAATCCCTTGCCAAAACTTCTTCTAACCCATTAGAAAGAATTGGTAGATCTTTATTTGCCGGCGCATACAAACAGCATGATGCTGCTAAAGCAAAACAGGCACTATCAAAAGCAAGACAATCTGATGCTGCTCGCAATAAAGCACTTGGAGTAAAAGCACTTCCTGGTAAGTGATTTTTTATAAATATCTTTATATAAAGGTATTTAATTTATAACCATGTCTAGAATTTCGCAAGACTTCATTAATAATATTGGATATTTGTATGAAGAAATTAATATTCAGCAAAATGATTTTTTAAATGAAGACTCTCAATATTATGATGCGGAAGCAGCAGAAATAGTAGAGGATATTCTTTCTACTATTTCTGCATCGATGGTTTGTGAAGGATATAGTGCAGAAGGCATTATTGGATTTCTTGCAGATTCATCAGAAGAAACAATTATTGAGAAGTATTTAAGTTTTGATGAAAATATTCTGTTGGAAGGTAAAGTATCTGATGAATATGTTGTAGAACAATTAGATATTTTTGATGCTGCAATTAATGAGGGTTTGGGATCATTAGTTGGAAAAGTTGCTAAAGGTGCAGTTGGATTAGCAAGTAGAGTTGCATCAAAACCTGCAAGAGCAAAGATTGCTCAAAAATTAGTAACTTCTAAAAATCCAGAAAAAACAAGACAAGCAGCACAAAGACTTGCTCAAAGAGAAGCAAGAAAAGGAGGTGCTGGTGGTTATAGTAAGACCAGTTCACCAATTGATGGTGGAAAACCAATGACTGGTAAGCAGTCTGGAGAATTATTAACTAAAGGAAAATTGGGTCAAGCAACACAAAAAGTAAAAGATGTTGCTAATAAAGCAAAAGCAGCACTTCCTAAAGTTGCTAAAGGTGCTGGTATATTTGGATTAGGTGCTGCTGGTGGATTTGTAGGAGCAAAACTTGCAGGAGCAGGTTCTGGAGCAAAACCAACAGAATCACCAAAACCATCTGCAACAACTACTACTGCTCCTCCTAGTGCCCCCTCTGCACCTAGTTCTTCTGCACCATCAGGTGGTGGAGGATCTGCATCATCAGGTGGTGGTGGAGGATCTGCACCATCAGGTGCTCCTGCAGCAGCAAAACCAAAAGCATCTGTAAAAAACGCCAATCAACAATATAAAGATTTGATCAAAGCGGGTAAAACAAAAGAAGCAGAAAAACTAGGATTAGAAACTTGGGCAAAAGCAAATCCAAAACTTGCTGCTAAATTGAATGCAGATAGTGCTCAAAAGGGTACTGGTCAAAGTCAGATGGAAAAAGATGCTGAAGAACTTCGTCAAATGTCAAATAGGTCTAAGCAGCGTCAAGGTGAATTGATGGGTGGTCCAGAAGGTCCTGGATCAATTAATAAGAAGGATGTTGAAGATTCAATGAAGGCAGAACAGGAAAGACAGAAGAAAAAACTAGAGCAAGAAAAATCTAAGGTTACTACTAAAGAATCATATGAACCATATGAAGTTCTTCTGGAGTATCTTCTGAGTAATGGTCATGCAGATAGTATTGAAGAAGCACATTATATTATGTTAGAAATGGATGCATCTTCTGTTCAAGCAGTTATGGAAGAGTATGAGGATTATCTACTTGCTGAAGAGGTTTCTGAGTGGGTTGATGGTCTTTTACATGAAGGATATGATCTCTCGCAATATACATGGGATGATGTTGTTGCACATTATGTAACTGAATTCCGTTGATCTTATTATAGCATAATTCTCAGGGGGTTGACATACCCCCTTTTTTATTGCTAGACTAGGTTTGTCTCCGTTGAAGATAAATAATAGCTCATAAAGATTCTATAGTATGAGTTATGAAAATCCTTGGAGATTCAATGGGGAAATTTTTGAGTCTTCTGATATTCAAGATAATTTTGGTTTTGTTTATCATATACACTGCAATAAAACTGGTCGTAGTTACATTGGTAGGAAATATTTCTGGTCTTTCCGCACACCAAAGGGAAAATCTAGAAAAGTTAAATCAGAGTCCGATTGGAAAAATTATTATGGATCATGTCCCGAACTCAAAACCGATCTTAAACTTTGGGGCAAAGCATCCTGCGACAGAACGATACTTAGCCTCCATAGAACAAAAGGACATTGTAACTACGAAGAAACAAAACAACTTTTCCTAAATAATGTGTTGATCGAGTCTCTTGACGATGGCACACCAGCGTACTACAATAGCAATATCCTAGGTCGCTACATGCGAAAAGATTATGGAAACTTTGGAAAAGACTCTAAAACAATCACATGACTGGGCAATTGATCGGATGCATTTCCTATGTGAAAATAAAAATATCGAAGATGCCCATGCGATTCAATCTGAATTCAGTGAATGGTTGGATCCGAATATTCTAGAGCATGACGTATTTTCATTACAATACATAGGAGAAGAATATGACTCTTGATCTTCATAACTTTTTTAAATTTTATGATGAGAAAAATGAGAACCATGTAGCAGCAGTTCAATGGTTAGAAGACAATCTGCCTGCTGAATTTTTAGACGACTCTGAGACTGAATGGATTGGTATTTACAGAACAAAACCACCAACTCCAGCAGTACTCGAAGTTCCATACTTCAATCAAGTAGACAACTACAGAGACGCACAAAGAACTTGTAACAGTTCGTCGTGTGCTATGTGCCTTGCTTTCCTCAAGCCAGGTAGCATTAAAGGCGATGACGAATACGTTAAAAAAGTATTTGCTATCGGTGATACTACTGACCATGCGGTACAGACGAAAGTTCTGTCAGGTTATGGGATTAAATCCCATTTCAGTTATAATCTCAGTTTTAGCGATATAGATAAAAGTCTTGATAGGGGTAAACCAGTTGTTATTGGTATCCTTCATAGGGGTTCTTTATCTGCACCTACTGGTGGACACATGTGTGTAGTCATCGGTAAGACACCAGATGGTAAAGGATACTATGTCAACGATCCATATGGATCATTAAATGATAATTATACTGGTCCTGTGACTAACGGTAAAAAGACAATTTATACCAAAGCAGTTCTTAAGCACCGTTGGTGTCCAGGAGGAAGTGATGGATGGGGAAGAATTTTCGACTAATTTCAAAAGAAAGATCTTACAACGCATTAAAGATCTGACCAATAATGGTAGACATGTAGAAGCACATCAACTTTATCAAAAATACTTCGGAGGTAACAATGGCAAGAGTTGACCTACACAATTTCTTTCAATTCTATGATGAAAGAAACCCTAATCACGTTAAATCAGTTCAGTGGTTGGAAGACAATCTTCCTGTTAAGTTCCTTGAAGACAATGTAGACTGGGCAGGAATTTATCGCGGAAAAAAGACTAGTGCTGCAACAGTAAGTA